TGTTCATCTACACGCCGCGCGGTCGCAACCACGGCTTCCACACGTTTGAGCATGCCCTACAGTCGGATGACTGGTTCTGCCAGCGCCTCACTGTTGACGATACGAACATTGTATCTGCCGACCAGATCGCCCAAGAGCGCGCGGCTGGCATGTCTGATAGCAAGATTGCGCAGGAGTTTTACTGCAGCTTTGAGGCAGCAGAGGATGATGCGGTCATTCCCGTGGACATTATCGACCACGCGATGAAGAACGAGATTGAGGTGTCAGATACCTCGCCAATCGTCTGGGGCTTGGACGTTGCGCGTCACGGTGACGACAGCAGCGTCTTGGCAAAGCGTCAGGGGCCAGTCGTTCACCCGCTCAAGGTGTGGAACAAGCTGGACCTGATGCAGCTATCGGGCGCAATCATGCTGGAATGGGAGCAGACGCTGCCGCGCCACCAGCCCGTGGAAATCATCGTGGACAGCATTGGCATTGGAGCGGGTGTTGTTGACCGCCTGCGGGAACTTGGCCTGCCTGTGCGCGGCCTCAACGTTTCTGAGCGTCCAAGCGTGGCCGACACCTATCTCAACCTGCGCAGTGAGTTGTGGTTCAAGACCAAAGACTGGCTCGCTGGACGCGATGTGCAAATCCCGAAAGACGATGGCCTATTCCTCGAACTGTCTGGCCCGCGCTACACTTACACCAGCAACGGCAAGATACAGGTCGAGAGCAAGGAAAGCATGAAAAAGCGCGGCGTGAAATCGCCAGACAAGGCTGACGCCGTGTGCCTNACGCTTGCCGTGGACTTCACTGCACTAGCCTTTGCGAAGCGATCTGACTGGAACAAACCGCTCAAGCGAAACATCAAGGGCGTTGTGTAAACGCACACACCTAGCCAACTGCACAAGTTTCTGTTAATTTGCGCACAAGCGGAAATGAGGTTGAAGATGGCAGAGCAAAGCGAACAGCGTCAGCGGTATGGCTACACTGACGAAAGTGGCAATCGCGTATCTGCGCTTCGTGATATGTTCAACGGCGGCGGCCCCGGCCAATCAGGCACGACATTTCAAGGTGGTGGCGCGCTATCCAGCCTTGGCAATGCTCTTGGCGGCCCCGGTGGTGGTGGATTTAACCCCGGTCGCGCCGCTGGAAGCATGATTGGCGGAATGGCTCTCGGCCCCGTTGGCGGATTGCTTGGTGGCTTGATCGGCCAGAACATGGGTCGTGGCGGTTACGGCTACACCGATGCGACGGGCAATGTCGTTTCTCCCGGAATGGATATGATTGACGGCGGTGGGCGTGGCACGGCTGGCGACACGTTCCAAGGCGGACCATTCTCTGGTCTGCTTAATGCGCTTGGTGTTCGTCCGCGTGGGTATGATGCACGTCAGGCCGCAATGGCATCCGCCGAACAAGGCGCGCCTTCGCTTATGGCACAGCCCGTTCAGCGGCCTGCCACTGCAGCGCCCGTTCCGCAGACCTACGGCATGACATCAATGCCCACGCTGACAATGGATCAAATCCAAATGCTCCGCCAAATGGGTATCAACACAGAAGCAATGGCTGGTGAGCCTGCAACTGCAGCCGAAATGGCCGCACTGCTTCGCAGGCCCGGTGCGCTGATTTCGATGAGCAATCCCAGCGTCCCACGGCCATATGCGCCCCAGAACCCCGGCGCTACGATCCAGCCGGATGGGTCGTCCATGCCTCGCTACAACGTGCCAATGACATCGGGCGTCAGCATGGGCCAGCCTGACCTTGGCACTGCTCGCCCGTATGCCAGCCGCTCAACAGGCCGCATTCCTCCGATGGTGGACTTTCCGCCGTTGCGCGGCGTGACTAACCCGCCGCCTGCTCCAATTGGCATGAATTTGCCCGTCAACCCCGACGCTGCTCAAACCAATCGCGCTTACATTGAAATGCTGCGCCGTGCTGCTGCGAGTGGCAATCCGATCCGCCCAGCGGCTTCAATCCTGCCCCGATAGGAGCAATCTATGTATCCCGACGAAAACGATCTGACCAACGAGGTCAACGCGCTCATCAATCCCGACTACATGGATGATGACGAACTGCAAGGCATCGTCGGTGCTGAAATTGACGATGCGGTGGACTTCATCGACAACATCGTTTCGCCCGTCCGCGCCAAGGCCACGGAATACTACCGCGGCGAACCCTTTGGCGACGAAGAGGATGGCCGCTCGCAGGTTGTCAGCTACGATGTGCGCGACACGGTGCAGGCAATCCTGCCCAGCCTGATGCGTATCTTCACGGCATCTGACTATGTGGTTGAGTTCACGCCGCGCAATCCAGAAGACGTTCCGATGGCCGAGCAGGCAACGGAATACGTCAACTACATCTTCAACCGCGACAATGACGGCTTCATGGTCCTGCACAGCGCGTTCAAGGACGCTCTGGTGCGCAAGGCTGGCATCATCAAATTCTACTGGGATGACAGCTTCGACACTGAGACCAGCGAAATGACCGGGCTGGATGACGCCGCGCTTGCGACGCTCTCCGCCGATCCGCTGATCCAGATCGACATGACCCGCAGCTACGAAGCGCCGGAAATCCTGCCGCCGGGTGCTATTGAGATGGGCATCCCTGTTCCTGTGCTGCACGATGTGCGCGTCACTCGCCGCTTGCCCAAGGGCCGCGTGAAGATTGAGGCGCTGCCGCCGGAAGAGTTCCTGATCGACCGCCGCGCAAAGTCGATCCGCGATGCAGATTTCGTCGCTCACCGCCGCGTTGTCACGGTGTCTGATCTTGTAGCTATGGGCTACGACTTCGATGAGGTGTCCAGCCTTTCGACCGACACCGACGAACTAGACACCAATGTCGAGCGTTACACCCGCAACCCTGCGCTGACATCCAGCAAGGGCGACCGCTCCGATCCTGCGATGCGCAAGGTCAGCTACATTGAGGCATACATCCGCGTGGATCGCGATGGAGACGGCGTAGCCGAACTTCGCAAGGTATGCGTCGCTGGCGTAGGCAACAAGGTTTTGAGCGATGAGGCGTGCGACATGGCACCATTCGCCGCTCTCTGCCCCGATCCCGAGCCGCACGATTTCTTCGGCATGTCGGTCGCTGACACTGTGATGGATGTTCAGCGCATCAAGTCGGTCATCATGCGCAACACGCTTGACAGCCTTTCGCAGTCGATCAACCCGCGTATGGCGATTGTTGAGGGCGAGGTGTCCATTGAGGATGTGATGAACACCGAAACTGGTGCAATCATCCGCCAGCGCAGCCAAGGCGCTGTGACGCCGCTCACAATGCCCTTCGTGGGGCAAGCTGCCTTCCCAGTGCTGCAGTATATGGATGCGGTCAAGGAAAGCCGCACTGGCATCTCTGCGGCCTCTCAGGGGCTTGACCCGGATGCTCTGACCAACAGCACCGCAACTGGCGTCAATGCCGTTGTGACCGCAGCCCAGCAGCACATCGAAATCATCGCCCGCCTCTTTGCCGAGACCGGGATGAAGGACTTGTTCAAGGGCATCCTGCGCCTTGTCGTGCAGCATCAGGACCACGCCCGCATGGTGCGCTTGACCAACGAGTTTGTGCAGCTTGATCCGCGCGGGTGGGACAGCGGAATGGATGTGATGGTCAACGTCGCGCTGGGCCGTGGCTCGGATCAGGCGCGCATGGCGATGCTACANTCAGATCGGCAACATGCAGAAAGAGGCGCTTGCCCAGCTTGGCCCGATCAACCCGCTCACCGACCTGCGCAAGCTGTATAACACGCTGGCCGAGATGACGACGCTGGCGGGCTTTAAGGACAGCAGCATGTTCTGGTCCGATCCCGCAGACTTCCAGCCGCCGCCTCCGCAGCCGCCGGAGCCTGACGTAAACCAAATGCTCATTCAGGCGCAGATCATGCAAATCCAAGCCGATGTGCAGATGAAGCAGGCCGAGATTGAGCGGAAGCGCGAGGAAACCGAAATCGACGCATCGCTCAAGATTTTGGAACTGCAAGCCAAGCAGCAAATGCAAGTCACGGCAGAACAACTGCGCCAGTCGCGCGAGTTGGCAAACCAAGTGATGAGCGCAGAGGCAGACATGATTAAGGAGGCCGTGCGTGGCGAAGACCAAGCAACAGCAAATCCAAGACGCGCGTGAGGCCAAGCGGCTCCTGAGCGACGAAACCTTGCAGCGCGTTTTTGGCGAGGTTGAGCAACAGATTTTTGACGGATTGATCGCCAGTGAATTGGGCGATGTGGATGAGGTTCTGCGTCTTCAAGCGGAACTCTACGGCGTAACCGCGCTTCGCCGCCGCCTCCGTATCTGGGTAGATGCGGGTATTATTGCGGAAAAAGGCGCAAAGTGATATATGGAGATTAAGCAATGGCAGATAGCAGCAACCCGCTAGGGACTGACCTGCAGAGCGCACAAGATGCAATCCGGGCTATGATGGCACCCCTTGAGGACAATGCCACGGGTGAGGATGCGCCGCTCGAAGAAGCGAGCGAGGGCGAGGAATACGAAGCGCAAGCTGACTACGCCGAACCCGAAATGGACGAAGGGCAAGACCCCGAAGGCTACGACGAAGAGGAACCCGAAAGTTCGCCAGACCTGATTACTGTCAAGGTCAACGGCGAGGAGATCGAGGTAACCCTTGAGGAGTTGCGCAACGGCTATTCCCGGCAATCCGACTACACGCGGAAATCGCAAGAACTTGCTGAACGTCGCAAGAATATCGAGGCGCTTGAGCAAGAGATTACCGCAGAACGCGAACAATACGCGGAACTTCTGCCGCGTATGCGAGAGCAGTTGCAGCAGCAGCTACAAGCCGAACCCGATTGGGACAAGCTGTATGAACAGAACCCCGTCGAGGCCGTTAAACTTGAACGGAAATGGCAGCAGGTAAAGCAGCAACGGGAACAGCAAATTCAGGCTGTGCAGGCGGAACAACAGCGTCTTATGACGATCCGTCAGCGCCAAATGCAAGAGCAGTTGGTAAAGCAGCGTGATGCAGAGCAGGCCCGCCTGCCCGAGATGATCCCTGAGTGGAAAAACCCGGATACGGCCAAAAAAGAGGCCAAAGAACTCCGCGAGTTTCTACTTAACAAGGGGTTTTCGGAGGAGGATGTTGACGGGATCACCCACGCGGGTGTCGTCGCACTGGCTCGCGATGCAATGCTGTTTAACAAGGGGCGTGCGAAGATTTCGGAAGCAAAGGGTCAGGCAAAGCCGGGTCCAAAGCCGATGAAAGCAGGCTCCCGTGGCACCCAGCCTCGTCGTCGCGGAGATGTAGAGAAGGCGCAACAACGCCTAAAGCAAACGGGTCGTGTCACTGACGCGGCTCAAGTCATCAAATCCCTACTATGAGGTAGCATCATGGCTATTGTCGCAAATACCTTCCAGACGTTTAATGCCAAGGGCATTCGCGAGGAACTCTCCAACGTAATCTCGAACATCTCGCCCGAAGAGACCCCGTTCCAGTCGAACGTCGGCTCCGAGAGCGTTTCCAACGCTTTCTTCGAGTGGCAGACCGACAGTCTCGCCGCAACTTCGACCACAGCAGTCATCTCGGGCGACGACGTTGCTTCGTTTGACAGCACCGCAGCGACGACCCGTTTGGGCAACTACACCCAAATCCGTCGCCGCACGATGGTCATCGAAGATCGTCTTGAGTTCGTCGATAAAGCTGGCCGTGACAGCGAAGTCGCATACCAGCTTGCCAAGCGCGGCAAGGAACTCAAGCGTGACATCGAAGCTGTCCTGCTGGACAACAACGCTCGCGTTGCTGGCAACTCGACCACTGCACCCGAGACCGCTGGTCTGGGCGCATGGCTGACCACCAACTCCAGCTTCGGCGCTAGTGGTGCGGACCCGACTGGCGACGGCACCGACGCTCGCACCGACGGCACTCAGCGCGCATTCACTGAAGCAATGCTGAAGGACGTTATGCAGTCGGCTTGGACCGCAGGCGGCAACCCCTCGGTTCTGATGGTTGGTCCCTACAACAAGACCGTTGCATCGGGCTTTGCTGGTATCGCGGAAACCCGCGTTGCTGGTGGCGATGCTGCAACCACCATCATCGGCGCTGCGGACGTTTATGTTTCCGACTTCGGAAATATTTCTTTCGTCCCCAACCGCTTCCAGCGTGAGCGCGATGCGTTCCTTCTGGACCCGGAATATGCGTCGGTCTGCTACCTGCGCCCGATCCAGCAGATCGAACTCGCCAAGACTGGCGACGCCGAGAAGCGCATGGTCATCGCAGAATTTGGTCTCAAGGTTCTCAACGAAGCCGCACACGGCATCATTGCAGACCTCACGACCTCTGCCTAATAATCTGGAGGGGCGGGCTTCGGTCCGCCCCTTTCACCACAGGGAAACGACATGCAGAAACGCATCTTTGACACCGACCCTATCACTGGCATCACACGATACTGGCATGTGAAGGACAACGGCGAATTTGTGATTGAGACTGAGCAGCGGATTGCGGTTGATGAGGCGAACACGCGCGCCCGCAATGCCACTGACAAGCGCACGAAATGGGGGGACATGTCGCGTGTAGCGTCCATCCCGCTTTCCGTGTATTATGAATTGAAGCGCAAGGGCATCNNNGANGATCCCAAGGCGATGAAGAAATGGCTGAATGACCCAGACAACCGGGCATTTCGGACGCGCGAAGGGACCGTTTGATGGCGATTACGTCATATACCACGCTCAAGTCTGCCATTGCGGACTGGCTATTGCGGGATGACCTGACGGCGGTCATCCCTTCGTTTATTTCTTTGGCGGAAGCCAAGTTCAACCGCCGCATTCGCGACTATCGCATGGTCAAGCGCGCCACGGCGCAGTTNGATGCGGGATATGCCGCAGTTCCAGCCGATTGGCTGCAGAACGTGCGCTTTCAGCTTAACACCTCGCCCATCACGACGCTGGAGTATGTGACGCCCGATCAAGCCGCCGAAGAGGTTCGCCGCTACGTCGCCGCAGGTCAGCCGCGTTTCTTCACGATGATTGGCAAGCAATTCCAACTTGTGCCTGCGCCTGATGGCACGCTTGATGGTGAGTTGACCTATCACGCCAAAATTCCCGCGCTGTCTGACAGTGTCGCTGACAACTGGCTGCTGGATGTTGCGCCTGATGTGTATCTNTACGGCGCGCTGATGGAAGCTGCNCCGTATCTGGATGACGCCGAAAAGCTGGGCATCTGGGGCAATCTTCTTGAGCAGGCGATGCAAGCCCTCCGCATTGAGGGTGAACGTTCGTCTATTGGATCATCTTCGCTGCG